GATTACTTTAATTCTATACAAAAAAATACATCTCTGGGGGATAAGTGGTAATTAAACAATGTAAAGACGAATTAAACAATATTAAAAATCTGATTAAACAAATCAGAAACATTGAGGATCAAGCGTTAAGAAAGGAATTGTGCGAGGCGGCACTTGAACTTTGTGAGGATGTGATCTCGGAAGTTGAGGCGCGCAAATGAGTCAAGATGTGTTTTCAATCGTACCTATTGAGGTTATTCAAGATCCACGACTTACTAAGCGTCAAATTAAAGTATTAATCGCCTTATTATCATTCAGAGGCAAAAACACCAACACCGTATGGCCAAGCCGTGAAAAACTATCACAACGGTGCAATCTACCCGTCACACGAATATCACAAACAACCTCAGAATTGGTTGATCTTGGGTGGCTAACCAAAGACGGCAAGGGTGGTTTTTCAAAATCAACCCGCTATCAAATAACAGTACCCAATTTGGTAACGGTTACCAAATCAGTAACGGTTACCAAAACGGTAACTCCAACGGTTACCAAAACGGTAACGGGCATGGGGGTTACCAAAACGGTAACGGGCAAAGAACTAACCAAGAACATAACCAATAGAACTAAAAGGGGGAATAAGCGTTTTAATCCTCCAACTATTGATGAAGTTAGCAATTATTGCTTTGAGCGTAATAATCGAATTGATGCCGAATCGTTTATTAATTTCTACCAATCCAAAGGTTGGATGATCGGCAAGAACAAAATGAAGTGTTGGCAGTCGGCTATTAGAAATTGGGAAAGTCGACAAAATCAAAAAAACAAATCATCACACGTGCATGCAGCCACTTTGGCAGCGCAAGGCATTGACATCGACACCGGACAATCGTTCGGCACCGGACTTGAGCAAATAGAGGGGTTATTGAACTAATGAACAAAGAATATATCAAAACGGCCAACCTTGTATTGGGGTATTTGGAATTGCGGTTTATTAATCAACACAAAGATGCTGAGATTGCTGAGAAAGAAAGGCGGATCTGGGCTGAGCAGTTGGAAAGTAAGATCGAACCAGAGCGAATCACTCAGCCAAATATCGTAAAGGCTTGTGACTTATGGGCTGATATTAACGGCAAAGGCTTTGCACCAACGGTGGATCAATTTATTAATTGCTTGAAAAAAGTCAGCTATACACCTGCGGTGGCATTGCCAGTGAGTGAAACCGATTATTTAAGTTTGTGGAATGAAGCTGATGACAAGGGCAAATTTAAATTCTTTATTGATTATCCGTTTGATCGGGTGCCGCCTATTGTGCGCAAACTGTTTTGTGACTACAACGCACAACACCGCGGATGGACGGGCAACGAGTCAGACAAAATGATGCGCTATCATGCCAAACCATTTGCCAATGCCGGCGTTGGTGCGGTGACTAATAATCAACGTGAGATCCTAGCTTATTTTGTAAAAAGGAAAGCGGCATGAAGTATCACAGTAAAGGTGAGTGCATCAAGGTGGCTGAGGCTATTAAAAAGCAGGTGGATTATTTGCTGTTTGCTATTTGGAATGATGATGGTAAAGACTGCGAGCATCATTTGGATCAGATTAGGCAGTTGACTGATCAATTAAAGGGAGAGGTAAATGATTGAAGTTGTATTTGGGTTAATGATTTTGTTTACAGCGATGATGCTGTATATGTTTTTGGGGGATTAATATGGAGTTTGTTATGTTTGGATTGGGAATGGTTACGGGCGCGGGCTTGATGTTTATTTACAAATGCAAATGTGATGCAGACCGTGTGAGTGAGAATGTGCGCGAGGGTACACATGCGTATTTGGTGCGTGAGCATCTTGAGCGTGGTATGGGTATTGATGCTCACTATGCGCGCAAGAACTTTGGCATTAAGAATCTATCATCCACCATTGATAAGCTGCGCAAGGCAGGCGTTGAGGTGCGATCGGTTAAAGATGATAAAGGCCACTACTACACGCTATGAAATTACAACAACGAGTAGAAGTGAGGATTGGCGAGCCGGTGGCCAACTTCTTGGCGCGCAAGGCTGAGCAAGGATCAACCATTAGAGATGCGGCCAACTCTTTGGATGTGTCTTACACCACATGTTTTAAATGGCAACGGGTGTATCAGATCCAATTCAAAGGTCGCAACCCATATACCAAGTGGAGATTGAAATGAGCGGGATAAAGATTAATGTTGAGGCTGATATTAAAGCCATGAGCAAACACCTAAGATGGTCACAACGTGAGGTGATACCCAAAGCCTCATCACGTGCATTGAATGATGTGGCGGCAAAGGCAAAAACTGCATCAGCTAAATCAATTGCCAAAGGTGCAGGCATTAAACAGAAAGCATTTAAGAAATCAATCGTGGTTGTTAAATCAACCTGGAGCAAACTTACTGCAATGGTTATATCTGATCGGTGGCGTGCTAATTTGATTGAGTACACGTCAACGCGCCAGACCAAGCGCGGTGTTGCATCGACAGCCTGGGGCAAGCGCAAGACTTACAAAGGCACGTTCATTGCCACAATGAAGAACGGCAAACGATTGGTGATGGCTCGCAAAGGATCACCACGCCTGCCGATCAAATCTATTTGGGGTGCGTCAATCCCAAAGGTGTTTGCAGAGCAAGCAACCAAGCAGGCGATGGATCAAGCAGTGCGATCAAACTTTAAGAAAAGATTTAAGCACCACATTGCTTTTTATCTGAGCAAGAAGTGAAAAGGTACTCCTGCGGACTTTGCAATACGGGTGGACGCAGCGCCCAAAATTTGATTAGTTATAGGGTTTATTTAAGCACTTCGTTATCATTAATAATCAATGACTTACAAGGATTAACAAGATAATGATTGAGCAGAAAATTATGACATTGCAAGAGCTGAGTGAGTTTTTGATGTTAACGGATCGGCGCATTCAGCAACTCAAAGATGCGAATGTAATTGTGAAGATTGATCGTGGTCAATATGACTTTGTGCAATCAACGCAAGGCTATATTAATTTTTTGCGTGAACGAGCATTTGGCGGGGTGGCAAATACTGATCAGCACGGGGAAAAAACACGCCTCATAACTGCCCAGGCAAATATTGCTGAGATGAACGATGCAGAACTTCGAGGGGATTTGGTGCGAGTGGATGAGATCCGCCGCTCGATATTTACCGCTGCGCGTGGCGTGCGTAATTCGTTGCAAACGGTGGCTGATAGATTGGCACAACCTTTGGCCGGTGAAGATGATCATCATGAAATACACGCAATGATTGAGAATGAAATTAATCAGATCTTGCATGAGATGGAAAGTGAGTTTAATAATTTGGTGAGTGAGCCAGTGGACGATGAGCCAGAAACAAATACCACTAGTTGATGTAGCCGGCGAGGGCTTAACTTTTGATGCGATCGTCAGAGGTTTAAAGCCCGACCCGCAAGAGCCGATGAGCGAATGGGCGGATGAATATCGCCTGCTCGGACAAACTTATGCGGCCGAACCTGGCAAGTGGCGTACCGACCGCACGCCGTATTTGCGCGAGATCATGGATGCATTTTCGCCGTCATCACGATGTGAATTTGTAACGATTATGAAAGGCGCACAGCTTGGATTTACCGAAGCACTTACCAACATGATCGGCTACATTATCCACCGCGCACCCGGCCCGACAATGATGGTGCAGCCTACGCAAAACCTGGCAAAACGATATTCAAAACAACGCCTGGCAACCATGATCCAAGACATGCCAGTGCTTCGTGGGTTGGTGGCAGATCCTCGCGCAAGAGATAGCGGCAACACCACCACCTCAAAAGCATTTGACGGTGGCGTTTTGTTTATTGCCGGTGCTAATTCGGCGGCGGATTTGCGATCTGTACCCGTGCGCTATTTGCTACTTGATGAGGTTGACGCTTATCCGTATGATTTGGACGGCGAGGGCGACCCCATCGAATTAGCAGTGAATAGAACAAAAACATTTGCACGTCGTAAAGTGCTGATTGGATCAACACCAACGGTGAAAGATGTGAGCCGTGTTGAGCGTGAATTTCTTAAAGGCGATCAGCGAAAATACCATGTGGCGTGTCCGCATTGTGACGGCATGCAAGAATTACATTGGCAAAATATCAAATGGAGTAAGGACGAAAACAAAGTGCCACGACCAGAAACCGCCGTGTACATGTGCGAACATTGCGCCGGAGTTATTACCGAAAGTGACAAACTCGACATGCTGCAACATGGCAAGTGGGTACCCACTAAGCCGGATAATAATTATCGAGATACGCGCCGAAGTTATCATATATCCTCGTTG